TCAGTACTGGCGGCCGTCGTCGCTGTCGCCGGTGGTGGGGTTGCCGCCCCCGCCGTCGGAGTCGTCGTCCTCGTCGCCGCGAACGATCACCCAGCGCTCCATGTCCAGTGCCATAGCCGTACTCCTTCGATGCGAATGAGTGGTGCCTGACGTACTGCGTTGGCTCCGGGCGAGTGGCCTTAGCACTCGGCTGGTGCACCCGGAGCCGTACCCGTCCCGTGAAGGGGCGGGGGTTGGACCACCCCGGCCGTTGGCCGTGCCTGGCGAATTGCCGGGGCGGGTCTTGGCCCCCTTGCCGGGGACACGAATGTCGTGGGAGAACAATTCGGTGGCAGGTCCGGCAAGGGGGAGTCTGGTTAGGCCGCCGCGAACACGCGGTCGGATCTCTGCGACGTGCCCAGCGTCCTGGCGCTGACCAGTCGAGCGGAGAGGACGATTTCGGTACTGCTGTCGCCGGTGACGAAGCGGAAGTGCGCGCCGGCCGACAGTGCGCCCATGGCGTACTCGTGCGCCTTGTCGTTACCGCTCCAGGCCCGGAGATCCTCCGGCACGTCGCGTGCGTCCGCCTCGGCGTCGCGCAGCGGCGTCGTGCCCTGCGGCGACATGGGAACCCAGATGCTCCAGGGCTGGGGGTCCATCAAGTCGGCGAGGCGGTCGGCGTGGGTCTGTAACCAGCGGACGGACAGCCGCGGAGTACTTGCGGACGCTCCGCGCAACAGGCAGGAGTACGCGCCTGAGTGCATCGTGATCTCGCACCAGTACATGGTTACGCCGTCACCCTTTCGGCGTGCGCCGGTTCGAGCGCTGCGGACGGGAGGAGTTCCGCGCAGTCCTCGATGCTGCGGCGGAAGTACCGGTGTCCGGTGTCACGCATGTGCTGACGCATCCAGTCGTCTGCCTCGACGGCGGACTCGAATCCGCCGGAGGAGCTGAGGCAGAGCGCTTCCTCGACGTCGTCCTCGGCGGCGTCCCGTGGGGGGTCGGTCGAGTGACAGACCGCGCTGTACTCCGGAAGCACCTCGGGGTCGGTGCGGGTCGTGTAGTCCTTGAATCGGAAGGTTCTGTTCACGCGCCCTCTCCCGAGCTTCGGCGGTTCGCTTCCCTCACGTCGTCGCGGATTCGGCGGTGCCCGGGGCAGTCGCAACGGCCGATGCCGAAGCCGATCCCCCCGATACCCACGTCGGCGCCGTCGGCGGTCTCGGCGGCCGGCTCCCCCGCGTAGGTGTGTTCGGTCGCGTAGTCGGTGAAGGGGGCACAGGGCGGCGAGTCCGTGCTCGGCGCCATCCATCGGTATCCCCGTCCTATGGCGTCGGCCAGCTCGCCCGCGTCGGGGTCGGTGGGGATGGTCCTGGGGGTTTCGCTGGTCATGGTCGGGCGCCGGTCCCTTCGGTCGTCATGCAATTGCGTGAGGTCCTGGGACAACCATCCCCGCTGGCAACTACTTTGTGAGGGGGGCTGATGTCTAAGAGCAGGTCTTAGAGACGGAGGGTCGTACGTGTCGGCTGACACTGAATCGCCATGGACGCCCGCGAGGTTCCTCGGGCAGGAAGTCTTACGCCTGCGGGAACAACGGGGCTGGTCACAAGCCAAGTTGGCGGGTAAGGCTCATATGGCGGTCAGTCGGATTGGGCAGATCGAAAACGCCTCTATCCCCGCCACGCTCGACAACGCACGGGATCTTGATGCGGCGTTCGAGACGGACGGGATCCTTGAACGCCTGATGGTTCTGGTGCTGAACCCGCCGGTCGTGCCTGACTGGCTGGCGGAGTTCCTTGATCGCGAGACGCGGGCGGTCAGCCTGAGTGAGTACGCGCCCATGCACGTACCGGGCCTGCTCCAGACGGAGGAGTACGCCCGCGCGGTGTTGAGTACGGGTCTGATCCGGAACCCTCGGAACGACGTGTCAGCCCAGGTCGCCATGCGAATGCAGCGTCAGAAGATCCTGCGAAGGAACAGCCCGCCGGCCCTCTGGTTCGTCCTGGAACAGTCTTTGCTGCGGCGGCCGGTCGGAGGACCGTTGGTCATGGCGCGGCAACTTGAGCACCTGGCCGTGATGGCGGAGAACCCGGCCGTGCACCTTCAGATCATCCCCGAGTCCATCGGTGCTCACCCCGCACTCGGCGGGACGCTGATCATGTTGGCCATGCCGGACGGCCCGAACTTGGCCTACTTGGAAGGGGGCTCGATTGGCCAACTCTTCGACGATCCGGCCACGGTCGCACGCTACGGCCTGGTCTACGATCACCTCCAAGCGCACGCACTCACCCCGAGTGAGTCGGTCGCAATAATCCGGCTCGCACAGGAGGACATGATCAAGATGAGCAAGACTCATCCGCAGCAGCCCGACGTGATCGGCGCCGACTGGACGAAGTCGACGCGCAGCAACAACGAAGGTGCCTGCGTCGAGTGGGCCCCGAAGTGGGCTGCGGCTAACGGCATCGTCCCCGTGCGCGACAGCAAGACGGTTGACGGCCCGGTTCTTCGGATCTCCCCTGCGGCGTGGGCCGGGCTGGTGGACCTGGTCCGCGCGGACGGCTGACCTGGGCCACCTCAAGAACGCAAGAGACGCCCCCCGTACGGCCCTGAGTGGCCGTACGGGGGGCGTCTCTGTTATCGGGCGGTCCCGGCCTGCCAGAGGGCGAGCAGGACGCCCCCGACGGCGACCAGGGCCGCGAGGGAAGGCAGGGGCCAGCGGGAGCGTTCGAGGGCGTCGAGGCGGGTCTCGTGGTCGGCGAGCTTGCTGTCGGTCTGGTCGCTGCGCTGGACGAGCAGGGCGAGGGATCCGTCGATGCGGGTCATGCCCACCTCGACGACAGCCCGGAGTCGTTCGAGTTCGAGGGCGACGCCCGCGCCCGTGTCGTCGGGGGCCGGCGGGGTCACTCCGCGGCCTCGTCGACGAGGCCCAGGCCGACGCGGTCGAGCAGGGCCTCGACGGCCGGGAGCTGCATCACGCGGGCGAGGCCGCCCGCGACGGCGAGGGCTCCGGCGACCCATGGGAGGGCGTCGGGGATTCCGGCCGCTGTGACGATGGCGGGCAGTGCGAGGGCGAACGCGACGGCGGTCTGTAGGGCGGTGCGGACGCTGCGCTTGGTGGCGGGGGTCATGGTGAGGGGTCCTGTTCGGTGAAGGGGCTACGCGGCCACGGTGAAGCCGTGGTGCTGGGCGAGGGTTTCGAGGGAGGAGCGGCCCGGGATGCCGTCGGCGCCGGTGCCGGTGAAGCCGCATCGGCGCTGCCACCGCTCGTAGGCGTCTCGGGTGGCGGTGCCGAAATGACCGTCGACCAGGGAGCGGGCGAGCAGGCCCTCGGCGGCGAGGGCGTCCTCGACGATCCGGGCGCCCGGGTAGCTGACCGGGGTACCGGAACGGGGCGGGTCCTGGCGGGCTGCGGTGATCAGCTTGGACAGGGAGACCGATGCGGGGCCGGGGTTCGGGGTGGGCTTGGCGGGGGCCGGCTGGTCGTCGTCGAGGAGCTGGGCGACGCGTGCGCGGATCCGGTCCATGGTGAGCGAGGGGCCGTTCGCGGTGCCGATCCGGCCCTTGGGGTCGACCTTGCCGGGCTGCCATTCCGAGTGACCGATCACGGACGCGGCGCCCCACCCGTGGGCGCGGCAGATACCGGCGGCGGTGCGGGCGATGGCCTCGACCTGGACCTCGGGCCACGGGTCGGAACCGTCGCCCATGTTGATGCACTCGAAGCCGTAGAAGGCGCGGTTGCCGTCGCTGGTCGCCTCGTTGTCGGCGGGGAGCGGGGAGCGCTCGGCGATGACGGCGGCGAGTACGTCGGGGTCGCCGGATCCCGCGTGGTTGGCGCGGCCGTAGCCGATCAGGTGGACGCGTCCGGCCTTGTCGATGACGCCGTGGCAGAGCGGGCCGGGCAAGTCGGTGTATCCGGTGCGGCACAGCTCTACCGAGTAGTCGGTTCCCTCGGTGACGGTGTGGTGGATCATCACGCCGTGCAGCTGGTCGAACGGGCCCTTGTGGTTGCGGTTGTGGGTGCGCCACGAACCGACCTCGACGACGTCGACGCCCTCGCCTGCGATGGCGTTGCGGAAGGTGTCTGCGGGCAGGGGGTTTGCCATGGGGGGTGTCCTCCGGACATGAAAAAACGCCCTCGGCGCGGTGCCGGGGCGTACGGGTTGGGGGACCACCTAGGAACGTCGCTAGGTGGTCAGAGCATTGCGAGCGCCATGATTGCGGGGTCGAGTCCGACCTCGCCGGTCGCCTGATTCACGGTGGCGGGTAGCGAGGACTGGCCGCTAGAGATGCACCAATGGCGCTGGAAATGCGGGGCGAGGGAGAAATTCCCGGGGTTCGCCGGTGCCTCATTTTGTATGTGGAAGTAATAGAAATCGGTGGCCGAACCAGCAGACAGAAGGAATGCAGCCCAGTAGCGCCCGGGTGCGAGCGTGGCCGGGGCGGTCAACGAGATGGGGACCGGGCCTACGTGGTTATTCGTTGCGGCCGGTGCCATTCCCGCGCCCTGCCCTGCCATCGGCACGGACGATACGAGACCGGATGTCGCCACCCGTGCCCCTGATTCGTCGTAGATTCCGACGTAGAAGCGTGCGGCGGGCACGGCGGCAGATCCGGCCCAGCCGCGCGAGTGAATCACCACGGCGTTTACCTGGGTGGGCTGGGTGATGTTTATGCCGGAAAAGTAGATGCGGCCAACCGTTGCGGCCTTGGCCGGGGTGGTCGGGTTGGCCACGGTGGCCGGGTCGACGGACCAGGCTTGATAGCCGAGTGCCTGCGGTGTCCAGACGTTTCGGGCGCCCTCGCCGACCGTGAAATAGCGTCCGCTCTGCTCCTGCAAGACGAGCTGTCCGGCATTCGCGTACAGGTGAACACCCGCAGCATTGGCGGCGGTCGGCCCGGTGCCGTTGTCGATGGCCAGTACGCCATTTACCGCGCTGCCGATTGCCGTTGCTGACGAGCCGCCTATTCGGGCGTTCTTGGCGAGGTATAGATTCCCCTGCCCCATGAACGCACTGCCGGTCTTACGGACAGAGAGCACGTCTGTGCCAACGTCGTTCTGCACCTTGAGCGGGTCGGTTCCGGTCGCGTCCGACTTGAGGACGCTCGGGCCGTTGACGGTGAGCTTGGCATTCGCGGCCGGGACTGTGGTGCCCAGGGCGATTGCCCCCGTGCCCCGGTCGCCGAAAAAGAGGGTCGATTTGAATGAGCCGTCGTCATTGCGAGACGAGATGCGCAGGTTGGATCCTGCCCCGGCCGCTTCCGCCGTATCGTCGCGCTGGAATGTCCAGCGCTTCACCCCGCCCACGTCGAAGCTGAACGAGCGGTACGCGCCCGCAGTGCCATTGAAAGCAACGTCGCCGGTGAACGTTCCACCGGCGGCCGGGACGGCGTTGACGTCACCCGCCGCGAGGCTCACGTTCCCGGCGCCGTTCGGCGCCACCCCGTTGACGGCCGTGACCGTGCCGGAACCGGTGCCGTTCTGGCCGGGTACACCCTGGATTCCCTGGGGGCCCTGCGGCCCGGCCGGGCCGGTCGCCCCGGTGTCGCCCTTGGGGCCCTGCGGGCCGGGAACGGTGCTCGCGGCCCCGGTGTCGCCCTTGACTCCCTGGATCCCCTGCGGTCCCTGGGGGCCCTGCGGCCCCTTGATGTTGCCCACGGCGGTACCCCATGAGGTAGCGCCCTTCTGCCACATGTCGCCGGTGTCGGTCCGGATGAGGAGATCACCCTGCTTGGCGTCGGCGCTCGGCGTGCTGGCGGTGTTCAGGTAGATCTGAGATCCGCGGATGTCGCCCCCGGCGCGCGCCCACGTTCCGCCGGCCTTGGTCCACTGCGTGACCGTGGTGTGGGTGACCCCTTGCAGGGTGCGCGTGTCGTACTGCACGTACCAGTCACCGTTAAGACCCGTGGTGGGCGTCGGCGCGGCGGTGCCCGTGAGTATCTGGCTGCCCGCGATCGGCACATAGTTGGGGGTTGCAGGGTCGGCGGGCACGACGTCGGCGAGGTCGACCAGCGGGGTCGCCTTGGGCAGGAGCACGCTGTACGAGCGGTTCACGGGCACGCCCGTGAGCTGTTCCGATACGACGTACGCCCATCCGGTCGGGTTCATGCCGGGCGCGTCGGTGGCGGGTAGCGCGACCTCGAACCGGCCGGTGGCGTCGAGCGGCGCGGTGACCGGGCCCCCGAGGAACACGTCGGAATCGGGGAAGGTCAACATGCTGGGCGCCCGCCAGACGACTTGTCCGGCGAGGGGGGTCCCGTCGGGCGCGAGGTAGCGGCCGGAGACGGTGACGGCGGGTATGGACTCGGGCAGGCCCATGCGGCTGCCCTCCTTCCGGGGTGGGCTAGCCGGCGCGGGCCGGGCTGGTGCTGGGGGTTATCCGACGCCGTGGACGCGGTGGAAGCTCGCCCACACGCCCGTGGTGCTGCCGGTGCGGCGGGCCTGGAGTTCCACCGTGGTGAGGTCGCCGTACGTGAAGTTGCGGACGGTGAACGTGTCGTCGATGTCGCCTGTGGTCGTGGCGACGTCCTCGCCGTTGATCCTCAGGCGCAGCTCACCGCCGTTGGATCCGCCGTCGATGGCCTTGCGGGCGTAGACGCGCACCTTGCCGTGCTCGGTCTCGATGTGGGCTTCCTGGAGCGTTTCGAACGAGGTCTCGGTCGTTCGGGGCCACCGGGCGGCCTGGGTGTCGGCCCACGCCTGTGCGAGGTGCGGTCGGTGCAAGCCGCCCTGCTCGATGTTCTCCGAAACGATCTCGTTGCCCTTGGCGTCGATGATCCGGATGACCTGCGGATTCACCGCGTCCTGTCCGTTCCAGATGGACAGGGCGACGCTCCCGTCGCGGCGGCGGATGATCGTCCCGAACTCCTTCGCGGTCTCCCCGTTCTCGTCCTGGTAGTACGTACCGAGGTGGCCCACCCGGAAGTGCTCGATGCCCCCGGCGGCCCGGACCTTGAGCTGTCCTCCCTCGCCGATCGTCACGTCTCCGGAAAGAACCTGGTTGAGGGCGGGCCGGATCTGCGCCCGGCCGGCAAGCTGCTTGACCTGCCGTTCCAGGGCCGTGAGACGGTCGAGTACGTCCTGTGGGATGTGGGGCATTACGGGACCTCCAGAAGTAGGCGCGCGGTCTCTGGGCGTCCGCGCTCGGGTGGGGTGATGGCCATACCGACGACGCGGTACCGGGCGTCGAGCGTGGTGGGGTGCCACAGGTCGCGGATCCGAACGCGGACCGTCGCGCCGATCAGGGCGGGCGTGATGTCCCCGCCGAGCAGGACCGTGATTTCAGGGATGGTGACCGGGGCCAGGGCGGCGCGGTGGTCGGCCTGGGCGTGCGCGTCGAGGGTGGTCTGACGCGTGACGGTCGAGTAGTCGCTGTAGCCGTCAAGACGCGGCCACCCGGCGGCGATGTCCTCGGCCCCGACCAGCAGGGCCGACGTGAGAGGGAAGCTCTCGGCGGCCTGGTTCTTGTTGATGGACGCGCCCCTGCACTGCCAAGCGTTCGCCTTGCGGGTGGCGTCGGTGGGCCATGCGTAGCTGAGGACGGGCCCGGGGTGGTCGAGGACGATGTCGGCGGCGCCGGTCCGGATGACCGGAGACCCCATTTGCAGGCGCTTGACGCGGTGCCCGTCGCTGTCGCGATACGAGGCGATGCGCCACTCGAACCCGCCCTCGACCTTGGCAAGGTCGTCGATCAGTTCCCCGATGCTGGGCAGGTCGTAGCGCAGGTAGGTGCGGTCCCGCAGGACCCCGGCGAGGCTGGTGTCGTAGGTGATGCCGATGTCCCCGCCGGGCATGTCCGCGCTGTAGTCGATGAGCTGGCGGACTATGTCGTACTGGTCCATCTGCGTGGCGGTCTGTGTGTCGTAGATCAGGCGCCGGTACAGGTAGGACTCCCACCCGCCGGCCTGGATCTGCGCTCCCAGGAATCCGCGGGCGTCGGAGGCGAGGTTGAGCGTCCAGACGATCCCGCCCCACCAGATGTCCCGGCCGCGCTCGACCCACACCCCGGTACGGCCCGGGAGGATCGCCCGGCGCGCGCGCTCGGCGAGGGCCGCGTTCGGGACCGGCACGGTACCGGTGAGCCTGCCTGTCTTGCCGATGTAGTTGTCGAGGCTGACCCCGTGCACCGGCAGGACGTCGAGCAGCTCGTCGGAGCGCAGGTCACAGAACAGCAGCCGGTACGGGGAGGTGGTCACGGCACCCCCGTTCACGTGACGAAGCAGCCGGATATACGGATGTCACGGGTGCTCTGGATCGTCCCGGCGGCCGACCAGGTGCGCAGGGTGATCAGGCCGCCCGTGTTCAGGTAGGCGGCGCCGTCGGCGAACCCGTCGCTGGCGGTGAGTTCCATGTCGTATGCGGGTCGCCAGCCGAGCGGAAGCGTGACGAGGGGCAAGTCGGTGATGTTGCTGCCCGTGGGCGAGGTGATGGTCGACCCGGTCCGGCTGACGACGACAGTGAACGACTGCACCCCGCTCGTACGGCGGGCGTGAAGGCTGGTGAGGGAGAACCCGGTGGCGGCGACCGCCCCGGTCGTGGTGACGGTGGCGGTTTCCAGCGGCGGCCGGTAGGTCTGCCAGGCGCCGGCCTGCTCGCTCCACCGTTCCAGGGAGGCGCCGTTGTCGCGGTACTGCCCGTCGTAGGCGCCGGAGAAGGACAGGCCGTAGCCGCGCGGGAGGATGCCGCCCGCTGCGGCGGTGAAGCGGCGGCGGTCGCCGAGTGCTCCGGCCCACCCGATTCCACCCGCGCCCGCGCTGGTGCCCGCCGGTACCGCCACGTCCCACAGGCGCAGGCAGGCGGCGGAAGGGAGCGCGGGCGGTGTGGGGCTTGCGGTCGCTGCGCCCTGGACGATCTCGATTCGGGCCGCGTTCGGACCGGCGTCGAACAGGCCGTCGGCGATCCTCAGGATCACTGAGTCGATGCGGCCGAACTGCGCGGCCCCGTCAGCGAACGTGAGGCTCACCGGGGCATCGTTGGCGACGGGGTACGCGCCCTGCGCGTCGGTGCCCTGGACGATGGCCCGGCCGGGGCCGATCTGGAGCGTCATGGCGCCGGCCCCGGTCGCGGCGAACGGGTTGCCCCCGGCGAGGACCCCGTCGCGTACCCGGATCTCGGCCTCTTGGACCACAAGGCCGGTAGGGGCGAGGCGGGTGTCCTCGCGGGTCTGCCCGGTGGGCATCAGCCATGCTGACCGCACGGTCATGGGTTGGGCTCCTTACCAGAAGGCGGCGCGGAAGCGCACGGTGACGGTGGCGGCGGGGTCGCTGTCGGGGCCCGCGCGGAAGACGAGATTGTTGATGCCGGGCGCGAGCGTGAACGTCTGCTCGGGCGCGGAGCGGTTGGAGGCGGTACCGAGGCGGGACTCGCCGCCGTTCAGGAGCACCGTCCCCGCGCGGGTGTCGACGGTGAGGACGTCACCCGCAGCGAGCGGCATGTCGTACTCCAGAACGTCGCCGGTGTCGACGTTGACCAGCGCGGGGACCGTGACCGGGCCCCGGAACTCGATCACCGGATGCGCGGCGGCGTTGCCCGTGTTCAGGGCCAGCAGGGCCCCGGAACTGCCCGGGGTCCCGAAGTTCAGGGGCCACGTCTGCGGCCACGTCAGGCCCGGTTCAGCGGCCGGGAGACGGGCCGTGACGGACTGCTCGCCGACCTCGTACCGGCGGGGGTCGGAGGCGACCCACTCGACCGCGCCGCCCACGATCGTCCCCAGCCGGTAGCCGGGACCGACGGGGACGCTGCGGCGCACCGCGCGAGCGAAGACCAGCAGCGGCCCCCGGTCGTCGAGCCACGCGACGAGGGGGACCTCGTCGGCCCTCGGCACGGTGCCCGTGTTCAGAGCGCCGACCACCGCGCCGATCCGGTCCCGGGGTGCCCGGATGATCAGCCCGCTAAGGCCGACCGTCCGGGCCTGCGCCAAGAGCAGCCCGGGGAAGGAGCCGTGCCCATCGCTGCGCGGCACGTCCCCGGAGTCGAGGGCGGGAAGCTCCTCCCATCCGGTTGCGTCGCGCCACCGGTACGGGGTGCCCGCCCCGAGCAGCAGGTCGCCGTACTGCACCTGCCCGGGGCGGGTGATGAGATCGCCGGGAGCCACGGTCACCCCCTCGCCTTGGCCAGCCACGCCAGGGCCTTCGCGTTGTCGTCGGGGGTGCCCTGCTCGGCGGCGTGCCAGTGCTCGACGTGCACCGTCGCACCACCGGAGAACCCGAAGGCCCCAGGCGCGCCGGCCCCGTACGGGGAACCGGCGCCCGCATACGCGGCGGACAGGCTCGGTACGGGCGGGGGTGTCACGAGGTTGGACATGGTGCGCTCGACCGCGCCGGACCCGCTTTCGATGCCCTTGACGAGACCGGCGGGAATCCACCGGCCGATATCCCGCGCCATTACACGCGAGGGGCTGTGAATTCCCAGGGCCTTTGCAATGGGGCCCGGAATCATGTTCTTGGCAAAAGACATGAGCTGGCTTCTCAGCCAAGAACCCATGGAGCGAACGCCGTTGTACAGGCCCCGCACCACGTCGACGCCCTTGTCGTACAAGAGATCGCCGAGATTTCCGAGCCCTGACGAGATCATGCCCGGCAGTCCACGGACCCAATTTACAAGCTCGACCGCCTTGCGGATCGAGCCTTCCTTGATGGACTCCCAATGCTTGATAATCAACCCGACCAAAGTCCAGTTGAGGAAGAAATTCACGAGCATCTGAGGCAGTCCGCGGACCCAATCCACGATGGAATTCCAGACGCGGACGGTGCCGTCCCTAATGGAATCCCAATGCTTGATGATGATTCCGACGAGCGTGAAGTTCAGGAAGAGGTCGAGCAAGAATTGACCGACGGCCGAAATCTTGCCCCAAATCCAATCCCACGCCGCGCCCGTCGCGGACACGATGGTGTCCCAGTTGGCGACGACAAGCGCGACCAGGCCGACAACGGCGGCGATGATCAGGCCGACGGGACCCATCGCGATTAGCCAGGCTGCGGCCATGCGTGCGGCCTGGATAAGGGATTGGGTGCCCATGAGAACCCAGGCCCCCACCACGCGCAGCGCGGCACCGGCGGCGCCGACTCCCTGCGCCACCCACCCCGCGAGGATGGTCGCGTTGGTGACGAGGAAAGCAGCGACCGCGCCGGCCCCCGCTGCGCCCTGCGCCACCCAACCGGCGACAACAGCCGTTGTCGTGGCCCATGCCTGGGCGGCCAGTGCCACCAGTGTGGGCAGCAGGAATACCAGGATGAGGCTGCCCGCGACCTTGAAGGCCGTGGCGTGCTCGGCGACGAAACCGGCCGCGGTGGCAATGCCGCGCCCGAACGTGAGCGCGTACCCGGCGCCTGTCACCAGGGCGGGGACGACGTAGCCGCCGATGACCTCGACGAGCCCTTGCATCGCGCCGCGCTTGAACGCTTCGAATTTGGTCGCCGCGTTATCGCGCATTGCGTCACCGGCTTTATCGGTGGCGCCCTTGACGTCGCCCAGGGCCTTTACGGCGGTCGACGGGTCGAGCTTGTACAAGGCCCCTTGCAGGTCTTCGGCTTTGGTGCCGAAAAGGGCAACGGCCGTAGCGTTCCGCTCGGCGGGATCCTTGATTCCCTTAAGTCGCGTAAGGACGTCCGACAGGGCGGCCGAAGCCTTCGGGCCGCCCTCGGTGAAGGTCTTCGCCATGACATCGGCGTTGAGTCCGATGTCCTTGAAAGCCTGGACGCTGCCCTTCGACATGTCCTTACTGCGGATCGCGAATTCCTTAAGTGCGTCCGCGACGGTGTCCGCATCGCGCGCACCGCCCTGCAACCCCTGTTGCATGAGACCCATTGCGGTCTGTGCGTCAAGCCCCAGGTCCCGAAATTGAGTCGGATATTCCGAGAATGTGTCTAGCAAATCCTCGGCAGAATTGACGCCGTTCTGAGTGCCCTTTACGAGCACGTCCATTGCCTCTTCGGCGGACTTGGCTATGCCCGTTTTCATCATTACGCCGACGGCACGGGAGACCTTGCCGACGTCCTCGCCCATGACGGCGGCGGTGTCCGCCACATTGGCGCCCAGCGTCTTTATCTGGTTGTTCGTCGCCTCGGGCGGCAGAAGGCCATTTTGGGCAATCCCCTTAACGACGTCGGCGCCCTGCTCGACCGATTCGACGATCGCGCCCGCGTACAAGTCACCGGCCGCCTTGCCCTGCGCGGCGGCGACGGGGCCAGCGGTGCCTAGCTGGGCCTGGAGGAGTCCGGCGGTCTTGCCCTGGGCGAGGGCTTCGCCGATCCCGGACATGAGGACGGCGCCGATACCGGCGCCGACCGCTGCCCAGCCGAACGCGGACAGGACCCCGCCCCCGCGTGAGGCGGCGTTGTCGGCCCCGTCGGCCATGCCGTCGGCGAGGGCGGCCCCAGCCTGGTCTCCGGCCCGGTCGGCCTCGGCGACGATCGTGTCGCCGGTCGACCGCATCGCGGCTTCGGTGCGGGCTAGTCCGGCCTGGGCGGGCCCGTCGTCGATGGTGATCGTTCCGAGCAGTTCACCGACAGTGAGGGCCACCGGATCACCTCCTGTCGGGGGTCATCCGGCGCCCGTGGGCCCGGGGGTGGATCAGCCGGCGGGGATGCCGGTCAGTGCTGCGATCTCGGCCGGGTCGGTCACGGCACGGGGGGTGCGCTGCCAGGCAGCGGCGAACCTGGACTCACCGGACAGGCCGGAGACCAGGGCGAGGAACCTGCGGGTGGACATGCGGGCGAGGACGTCAGGCGGGGTGCCGTACTCGCGGGCGAGGTCGGACTCGATCGCCGACCAGTGCCTCAGGACCGACCGCCAGAACGTTTCTTCTTGCCCGTCGCCCTGCGGGTCGCCCGGTTGGGCACCGCGGCTTTTCCCGCTTCCTGCTCCTCGTACAGCTCGGCGGCGCGCGCAAGGGTGACGCTGCCGGGCATACGGGTGTTGGCGGCGGAGAAGATCAGGAGGATGCCGAGCTGCCGGTCGGTCATGCCCTTTTCCGCCCATGCGTCGAGGACGTCCCCGCCGAACAGGAGGGCCAGGAGGCGGGCGACGTCCTTGGGGTCCTGGGAGTCCTCGACGCGGGTCATCAGCAGCGTGAACATGATCGGAAGGGACTCCGGCAGGACGTAGGTCTTGCCGTACAGCTTCACCGGCTGTCGGGGCCGCTTCGCGCACTCCTCGACGATGAACGCGTCGAAGTCCGTCGCGTCGAGTGCGTCGAGCTGGTCCTCGTCGGGCCCGTGCTCCTGGTCCTGGTCGACGTCGATCACGGGGCGACCGCCGCGAACGTCGCCGGGCCGCACCGCGTGAACGCCACGGACCACGACGTCTTGTCGTTGCTCCCGCCGGACTGCTCACCCGGGGTGCAAGTCGCCTCCCAGATCGCCCACTGAGACTGGGTGTCGTGGCGCCACCGGACGCGGCCCCGCGACTCGAACCCGAATCGATAGGTCCACACCTTGTCGATGTAGAGCTGTCCCGGATCCTGGGCTTTCGTGGTCTTGTCGATGCGGTACTGACCTTCGAGTTCGAGGGACGCGCCGCGCTGCATCACGTCCTGTTCGTGGTAGCCGTTGCTGTCGAAAGCCGTGGTGTCGACGGTCTCTTCGTTCTCGCCGGGGCTGTGGCTCCACTGGGTCAGTCCGGCGATCGGGAGCCACTTCGGCGTCTGGGCCGTGGCGTCCTCCACTTCGAACTGCCAGCCTCGTGCGTCGATGGGCCGGGTTCCGGCCATAGGGGTACCTCCTGGATTACGGGGCGGCGCAGACGTCGAGGTCGAAATTCACGACGTGCTCGTGTCGGCCGCTGCTGTCGGTGCCCATGGGGGCGGGGGTGCCGCGCGCGGCGGCAAGGATGAGGAGCGACCCGTCGGCGAGGGCGACGTCGGTAAGGCCGTGCAGCGCCCGGTACAGGGCCTCTGCGCGGTCGCGGGAAATCCGCGGGTCGGCGATCCCGCGCACGCGCACCTGTAGGCGGCGCTGCTCGGCGTCGTCGCGGGCCTCGGGCGGCCCGGCGTCGTACAGGGCCAGGGAAATGGCCCGGTCGGGGGCGGGCGGCAGGGCCTCGATGAAACAGTCGCCGGTGCGGCCGGTCGGGTCGTAGGTGAGCAGGCCGGCGGCGGCGAGATGGCGGGCGAGGCCGTCGAGGAGGTCAGCCACGCATCGACCTGCGGACCTGGGCGGCGATGATCTCCGCGACTGTCCCGGCCTCCTCAGCGAGGGGCCGTTCGAGGTACTTCGCCGTACGGCCGTCGTCGTGGCGTAGGGACATGTCCTCGTGCTGGCGGACGGCGTACGGCTGGTCGAAGGAAACGGCCGCGGTGAGGGTGCTCTCGTCGACGCTGGCCACTCCGCTGCGTTCGAGGGTTCCCTCTTCGATCGGTACGCGGGAGCGGGCCCGTTCGAGGACGTGCTCGGCGGCCAGGCGCAGCCCTCGGGCGGCGCCTTCACGGGTGCCTCGCATGGCGGCGGCGCCGTTCCAGGTGAGGCGGGCGCGGCTCACTCGCAACTCACCTCCTGTGTCCCGGGGACGGGCAGGCCCGGCGCGGTGTGCGGGGCGATGTGCAGCGCGGTCGTGATCCGCCCGGACGGGAGGGTGATCCGGGACTCGGCCGGACAGACCGTGTCGGGCGCGGTGATGATCTGCGCGGTGGACGTGACCTCGCGGCCCTCGCGGTTGCGGACGGTGCGCACGGTCTCGGTGACCAGGGCGGCCACGTCAGTGAGCGGGGGCCCGTACAGCGGCCCGTACGCGGTGTCGCCCTCGTACGGCTCGACGGTGATGCGGTGCGGCAGCAGCCACCCGGGGACCTTCACCAGATCACCCCCAGGTGCAGGCCGGCGCGGGTGAGCGCCCGGTACGCGCGGGGGGCGAGGTCTACAGTCCCCGGTGCCTGGGTTCCGGAGCGGCGCCCGGACATGGCCAGGGGCCCCAGGCTCACCGACTCCCACCGGTCGTCGGCGCCGGTCCCGTCGACTCCGGCGGCGAGCTGGTACTCGACCTGCGCACACGCGGCGTCGCTGAACGCGGCCACGATGACGGGATCGGTCGGCATGCCCGTGCCGTCGGTGTCGTAGAAGGCGGTGACGAGTGCGTCGTCGACGTCCTCGGACGCGCGGGCGAGCAGCCGGTCGGCGTCCGCCGGCGCGGGCTTCCCGGTCCACGCGGTGAGCTGTTCAGGTGTGGCGTAGACCCTGCCCACGGGCTTACTCCTCCTTCACCTTCCGGGCAGCAGAACGCCCCGTCGCCTTGGTGGGCGGCGGGGCGCTGTCGGCCTCCTGCTCCTGGTGCTCGTCGTCGGTCGGTGGGGCGTCCGGCTCGGGGCCGGGGTCCTCGCCCTGGTGGTATCGGCGCAGCAGCATGGCGGAACGTTTCTCCTGGATCAGGTGGCGGACAGGGTGCCGATGCAGACGCCCTTGTCATCCAGGCGCTTGGTCGCGAAATGGACGTTGGTGGTGATGACCGTGGTCCTCTTGAGGATGTCGCGGTCGGTCTCGACGATCGGTGCGCGCTTGTAGAGGGCGCCCAGCGCGTTGCGCTTGAGGACCATGAACTTTCCGGCCGCGATGCGGTTCGTGATGAAGATCGGCAGACCGGCGATACTGCCGATCTGGCCCGTCCGTACGACGGTGTCGGCGCCCCCCAGCTTCGACGCGTCGATGAACTGCGGGTCGAGGGCGGCCTCGGCGTGCTGCGCCGAGTTCAGGAACAGGCCCGCGAACTCACTGGGGTCCCATTCGTCGCCGAACTTGGCGAGGGCGGGCACGACGGCATCAGCCCACGTGAACACCTTCTTACCGGCCGCGGTGGTGAAGGTCAGCGGCGTGCCGCCACCCTGCGCGGTCTCGTCGGCCTGCGCCTGGGCGATCAGGGCCGCGTCGACCTTGCGGGCGGCGAGGATGCCGAACTGGCGCTGCGCCTCCGCGCGCGGGTCGCCCAGACCGGTCAAGAGGGCCTTGTCCGTGATCTCGACGGCCTTGCCGGCTTCGCGAATGGTCGCCTTGCTGGCGCGCTGGCCCATGACCGTGGTGGTCATGGCGGTGCCCTCGGTGAGGTCGTCGAGGTCGCCGATCGCGTCCCACGTGGGAAAGTCGATCGTGTCGCCGGGCTGGCCAACGAGGGTGTTGTCGGTCAGGACGGCGCCGGATCCGAGGACGCGCACGGCGCCCAGGAACTTGGCCTGCGCGAGATCGGCCCACACCTCGGGGATGATCAGCTTGTCGGCGGTGGTCGTGGGCATGTGCCCTCCTTGCTACTGGGTTCCGGCGAGGCGCCGGTACATGGCTGGGTCGGTCTGGAACAGCTCGGCGCGCTCCGCGTACGGCATGCGCTCGAACGCGGCGGCGGTGATGCCCTGGGGCGCCGTGCCGGTGAACTCGCTCCCCCCGACCTGCGGGCCGGCGGGGCGGGTGCCGAGTCGGGGGTTCGCCGTGACGGCGGCCTTGATGGCGGCCGTGACGGCGTCGGCGTTGCTGGGGTCGACGTCGGCGAGGGAGTCGGCGAACGTCCGGGAGTCGAGCAGGGCGTCGGCGTCGCCCCCGGCCGCTGCGGCGGTCCGGTAGACGGCGAGTTCGACGGCGGTCTGTCGGGCCTGGGCCTGGGCGGTGGTGAGCTGCTGTGTCAGCTCCTCCGGCGTGGCCTGCTGGCCGGCGCGGCTGGGGTCGAGGATCCCGAGGAGCTGCGCGGTGAGTTCCTGGCGGGCCGCGTCGGCGGCCTGCTGCTTGGCGGTGACCCTTCCCTTACCGGCTTCGGCGCGCGCGGCGGCGAGGTCGGATTCAAGTCGGGCGATCGTCGCGGCGCTGTCCTGCTCGCCGGGGGCCGGCGGGGTCGGGCTCGGCGGGGTGTTCGGGTCCTGGCCGGGGGCGGGGCTCGGGTCGCCCTGCTCGCCGGTCGGGCTGCCGGGGGTGGGGGTGCTCATGGGTCGCCCTCCTGGGGCTGGTCGGCCCGCTCCTGGCGGGCATGCGGGCATGCAAAAGGGGCCCGCTCCTGGCGGGCCCCTGGGGGTGGTGCTGGTCGGTGGTGCGGCTACTCGGCGGCCGACTTCCCGGACGCGCGGCGGGCGGCGGCATAGCCCTTGATCCACATGGTTCGGAGGATGGAGTCACGGCCGTACGGGCAGACGGTCGCAGGGTCGTTCCGGCTTCCGGCCTCGGCCCCTTCCTGCTGCGCCCGGACGATGTCGGCTCGCGTCCCCATGGGTGGTCATCTCCGGTTCTGGTGGTCGGACTCGTTCTTTCGGGCTCCCTCTGCCCAGCGCTGGCGCTGGCCGGTGGCGGCCTCGATGAACTCGGCCTGCGTGAGCCTGCCGTGCGTCGCCCACCACTCTTTCAGCTCGTCGGACGCGCGGCTGTGGGCGATCCGGGCGGGCCCGCTGAACAGGCTTCCCGGGTCGTGTCCGGCGGCCTGCGCCCGCTTGTTGAGCAGGTAGCCGTTACAGGCGTCCTCGGCGGCGAGGTACTGCCGGTATACGTACTCGTCGTACAGCTCGCGGGCCTCGCGGCGGGTAAGGCGCGGTCCCTCCTCGGCGGCCTCCTCGGCGGCGGTGGCGGCTCGGGTGTCCCCCACTGCGGCGTTCCACGCGGCGTCGTCGGCGAGGGCTCCCCACCCGTCCGGGTTGGGCGCGGGGGCGACGGTGTCGGCGAGAGCCTGGCGGTCGGCGAGCAGGTCCTCGACGGCGTCGCCTGTGGCGGCCGGCTGGGGCAGGGGCACCGGGTCGCGGCGGTCCATCTCGTCGGCGATCCGAAGGAGTTCGGTCGGGTCCGCGTACGACATGGCCCATGCGAGTTCGTCGTCGCCGACCTGGTCGAGGTCGGCGCGCAACGTGCCGCCGGGGAAGTGGCGGGCGAGCAGGTCGCGGCGTGCGGCCTCGGCCGCGGTGGCTTCCTGGTCGCCGGGGGCGTTGCGGTAGCGGGTGGCGAGTTCGTCGTCGGACAGGGTCACCAGGTCCCGCCGGATGCCCGGGAGGTCTCCGGCGCGGTTGCGGCGGTGGACCTCGGCCATGACGCGGATGGTGTCGGCGTCGTCGAGGTGCGGCAGGGTGCGGGCGAGGTCGTCGTCGGAAAGGGTGAGCAGGTCGTCGGCGAGGCGCCCGCCGGGTCGGGCGCGGTCGAGCAGGGCGTCGAGGTCGCGGCGGTCGGCCTCGGTCTCGACGCGTGCGCGGGCGCGGTCGTCGAGCAGGTTGGAGCGCATGGCGGCGGCGAGCTGGTCGTCGGTCATCTCGCGCGCGGTCCGCTCGTCGCCGGACCACAGTCGGGCGGCGTCGACCTGCTCGGGCGTTGCCGGGGTGCGCGAGGCCGGGAGGTTCGAGGCTCCGGGCTGCTCGCGGTGGCGTAGGCGGCGTAGGTCCGGGTGCGCGGCGAGGTGCGTACGCATGGCGCCTTGCCACTGCCTGATCTTGATCCCTGCGGCCTGCTTGGCCTCGGGGGTGACGGCGGCGGCCTGGCGCCTCTTGAACTGGCGGATCTTCCGCTCGATGGCTCGCTGCCTCTGTCCGGCCTCGTAGCCTTCGGGGTCGCTGGTGGCGTCCTCGACGGGCGTCAGACCGGGGGTGTAAGCGCTCGTGCTGTGGCGACAGTTGGGATGCTGGAGCCCTGCGAGGCGGGCCTCGTCGAGGGATCCTGCGACGGCCACGGGGACCATGACGCCGTCCTGGGTGGCGTGTTCGACGTGCACGGTGCGGGGGCCGGCGGGCCCGCTGATGGTCAGTACCTTGCGCTCCCACGGGCGGCAGAGCGGGCACTCGCGCGGGCTGCTGGACACGACGACCAGGTCGACGCCGTGCTCGGTGAGCGTGCGCGTGTGGGCCTCGGTGGCGGCGCGCCCGGTCGCGGTCCGTACGGCCATCTCGGCGTAGCTCGTGAGCTGCCAGCGGCGGCCGGAGACGTCGCGGAAGTCGGCGACTCCCTCGTCGGCCCATCGGCGCATAGCGTCCTGGGTGGCCTGGCGGCGGGTGCCGGTGCCGAGTGCCACGGTAGACGTGACCTCGGAGACGACGGCGCGGTACCGGTCGACGGTCGTACGCAGAATGCTGCGGTGGGTGGAGGTGAGGACGTCGACGGTTTCCTGTGCGAGGCGGTCGACTGCCTGTGCGGCCGGTAGGCGGTCGTCGACCAGGGCGCGGGCGTCGTCGGACAGGGCGCCCAGCTCGGCGACGGCGGCGCGGTGGCCCAGGTTGTAGGACTCGGCGACCGCGTCGTGCACATCGAGGGTGACGGCCTGGGCGAGTTCGTCGACCACGGCCTGAGAGGCCCGGCGCATGACCTGAACGGCGGCGAGCTTGCGCTCGACCCATCCGGGCGCGTCCAGCCCTTCGGCCAGGGACCGGGCGATGATGCCGAGTAGGCGCTCTTCGGCGGTGGCGTACAGGTCGCGGGTGCGCTCGGCAAGGGGCTCGACCATGCCCGGGTGAATCGGCACCGTCTCACCCCCTGCCGGTCACGCTGCGAGCGGGAACGCCCCGACGGGGTCGGGGGCGGCGGCGCCTGTCTCGGCGAGGATCGCGTCGACCTCGGCCCGTACGGCCTCGTCGTCCCATTCGGGGTGCAGGATCCTGACCTTGGTTCCGGTGGAGACGGCCCCGGCGCGGGCAAGCAGGTCGAGCGTCGTAGCGGTCTGCTGCTCCGACTCGGCGACCCCGTCGCCGAACTCGACGCTCGGGCGCTCCGGGGTGATCGGCGTGCCGAACTGGACGCGGTCGATCCACAGCATGACGTGCAGCGCATCGGCCAAGCCATGGCGCCAAAACCCGGCCTTCTTGCGGCGGGTCACCATGGACCGCTGGTCGCGGCTGTCCGACTCCGTCGCGGTGATCGCTTCACCGTTCCCGTGCAGGCCGAAGCTCTGCGCGGAGTAGCCGGCCGACTGGGCGGCCTGTCGCGTGATCGCCTCGGCGCTGCGCTGGTGCTCCTCGACCCGGATCTCGAACTGAGACAGGGTGATCCCGGAACCGGCCTCGTTGGGCGGCATGTTGAGCTGTTCGTATACCTCGCGGTCCTCGAACCTGGCGCCCCTGCCGGGGCCGTCGTTGCGCAGGTAGCCCGACGGGACGATCAGCCGCGCGCGGGCGAGGCGGATGTCGCGCATCCACGACGTCCACACGGTGTCGAGGTTGTCGAACAGGTCGTACAACGGAGCGGCGAAATCAGATCGGCCGATCGGGGATCCGCGGTGGGTCCTGTTCGGCCCGATGTTGGGCACGTAGGTGCAGGTGAGCAGCGGGATACCGGTGCTGATCGTCTGGCCGTCCCCGCCCGGGTCGAGGGATGCGGCAAGGTCGGCGGTCGCCGGGTGCTCGGTGAGCGGCAGGGGCCGGCCGACGTTGTCGGACGATCCCCGGTACAGAGCGTGGATCACGCGGCCGGGTTCGTGCCGCTCGAAGTGGCGCCACACGGTGTGTCCGTCGCCGCCCGGAAGTTCTTCCCAAAGGGTGGCGGCGCGCAGCATGCCGAACCGGAACTCGGGGATGCAGTTGTCGGGCTGCACGACGGTGAGCAACGGCCGTTGCGCAAGGCTCTTGTCCCACGTCACCCGCAGGAACACCCCGGACAGGGCGGCGGCCTGCTCGGCTGCGCCCAAGAGGATCTGTTGCACGCGGCCTTCGTCGAGTAGCTGCTCGGTCCGGGCCTGGGTGGCCGTGTCGGCGGTACGGATGACGGGCATGTCCGCGAACAGCAGGTCGGCGGAGGTGGACGCGATATCGCCCGGCAGGGGCACGTGCAGGCGGTTGTCCGGGCGGCCGGTGAGCGGCTGATCGCGGCGCCCCCACAGTCGGCGGCGGGCGGCCTGCTGCTCCTCGGCGCCGTGCACACGGGACAGGCGGGCCCGGTCACCGGAGTACCACGCGTCGTCGATGCGGATCCGGTCATAGATCGGGGCCCACTGCGGGGGCGGCCACGGGGCGCCGGTCTCAGGGAGTGCCACGGGTGGTCACCTCCTCTGACAGGGGTATGTGAACGGTGGCGGTGAGCGGCTGCTCGCCGTGGTGGATCCGGCGGCCCTCGCGGTCGAGGACGTACAGGGATGCCCGCACGCCTTCGTGAGCGGTGAGGCGTACGTCGAACACCAGGGCCGGGGGCAGGCCCAGGGCGCGGCAGACGGCGCGCCGCTGGTCGAGGGTGATCGTGGTGGGGATGGCGGTGGGGGCGCTCATGTGGGGGGTTCCTAGGGCGGTGCGGTGAGTAGGTGCCGCCACTCATGGGCGGTCGAGTGGACGACGTAGCGCAGGGCGTCACAGGAGTGGTCGGCGACCTTGACCGGCTTGTCCTCGCCCCGGTTGGCGGCGGCCTCGTCCCACACGTATCCGGGCAGCTCATCGAGCAGGCCCTCGCACGAGCGGTGCACGCGCAGTAGGCCGGCGCCGAGCAGGGACGCAACGGACCGGATGCCGTCCACCACTTCGTTCGAGGCGCGGGCGACGCCCTCGTACGAGTCGGCCCACAGCTGCGTGATGAAGCTCGCGGCGCTGGGGTCGCAGAACGTCCACTCGGGCCGCACGCCCAGGTCCGCGACCCACTTGCGCAGGGCGGCGGAGTACTGGGCGTCGGTCATCTGGCGGCGCGCGGTGCGGGAGTCGTGGCGCCACTCCGCGCACACGTACAGGACCCCGTCGACGCCCTCGCCGAGCAGAATCGCGGACGTGGCGTTGACGGTTCCGTAGTCGATGCCGATCCAGTGGCGGCGCATCTCCGGCAGGGCGTCGACCACGTGCTCGTCTTCATCCCACATGTCGTAGATGGCGCCCTCGGCCTGGACCCACAGGCCCAGGACGTTGCGCTTGTAGAACAGGCCGCGGTGGGTCGACTTGATGCGGGCCTTGTACTCGTCGTCCAACCCGGGGTTGTCGTCGAGCTGGAAATGCCACGACGTGAGGCGGGCCTCGCGCGGCCGAAGTAGGTACTCCTTCCGCAACCAGTGGGCCGGGTTGTCCGGGTTGGTCGTCGCAAAGATCCGGGATCCCGGGACGGAGCACCGGGCCGTGAGCTGGTCAAAGAAGCTCTTGGGGAGGGTGGTCGCCTCGTCGACGTACGCGCCCGCGCACGTGAGACCTCGAACCTTGGGCTCGGCCTGCGCGTCGTTGGCGCCCAGGGCGTGAACGGTGCGCCCCATGACGGTGGCCGTGGGTGCGCCGCTGGTGTAGTGGATGTCCTGGGCGACCTCGCCGAACACGTCGGGATTCGTGAGCGGCCCGAAGATGTTCCGGGCGAGGCTGTCGCGGGTCCGGCCGACCATGACCAGTTCCCCGCCCGTGGGCGGGTCTGCGACGTAGGCCAACCATCGGAGGAGACTGGCGATGGTCTTTCCGCTGCGCACCGACCCTTCCCACACGTTCAGGAAGGACTCGGCCTCGACGATGCTGTCTATCTGCTTCGTGGACAGGGCAAGGTCAGTCGGCATCGTCGGCGGCCTCGCTGGCGTGGCGCTCGGCGTAGTTCCGGGCAAGCCCGTCCATCAGCCGGCCGATGACCGAACGGGACTGCTCGCCGGCCTCCTCGCGCGGCGGCGCCAACTTGAGGGAGCGGTCAAGGGCGGCCCCGGCGGTCGCCATCATCGTGCGGCGGTCAGCGGGGGTCGGCTCGTCCTGCATCCTCTCGGCGTAGGTGTGGTCCTTCCCGCCCCACTCGAAGTACAGATGCGGTTGCGTCATCCGGCCGACCTCGCGCTCGGCGACGTCGTGCAGCGTGATCGCGAGTTCAGCGCGGCGCGCGGCGAGGTCGGCGCGGCGGACGCGGGTGGCGGTCTCGACCTCGGCGGCGCGGTCGAAGGTGAGCGGCGGGTCGAGGTTCGCGGCGATCTTCGACACGGTCGAGGGGGACCGGCCCAGTTCGCGGGCGATCTCGTTGCGGGCCTTTCCCTGGGCGTGCAGGCGGCGAACCTGGGTGCGGTCCTTGTCAGTGATGGGGCGCGCCATGGGGATCACCTCCCGCACGGCCAGGGGCCCGCTGGGGAGCGCGGGCGGGCATACAAAAGCGCCCCGCCGGGGGAGGGCGGGGCGCTGGTGTGGAGCGACTGTTTCCGGGCATGCCGGGGTCGCCTCGAACTCTAGGTCACGGAAAGGTAACGGCGCAAGTCTCTGTCGGACGCGCGCGCACATGAGGGCCGCGACCGGTCGGACGGCGCGCCCCGCCTGTCGGACGACGGGGCGCGCGGGTCACGCGGCGACGTGCGCCCCGTAGGGCGGTTCGGGCAGGTGCGGGCTGACCCCCGGTGCAGGCTGTCGGACGTCATACGCGCTGCTCACGGGCGGTGTCGTGGCCTCCCCGTAGAGCTGGTAGGCGAGGATCCGCGGTGCTGTGTCCGACGCGCAAACGCCGTGATGCCACGCGGTCCGGTAGACGTTGGCGAGCTGTCCGACGGCTGCCCTGATCGCGTCGGACGCGTTGACGCCGGGACGCATGAGGACGGCGAGATCGTCGGACAGGGCCTGATCAACGCGCACGGACGTACGGGTGCCGATGGCCGGCGCGGCCGGGCGGTAGGCGCCGTTAGGGTTGGCTGTAGCCATGTGGGGTGTCTCCCATTGTGGTGAGTCGGGCCCGGTGTGGAGGGTGGAAGCTCCCCCGGGCCCGCATTGGTTTACGGGGTCGGTCAGTGGTCGAGTGGCGTATCGGCGGCGCGCCCCACAGTGGCTCGGGCGTCGTCGGGGTCGAGCGGGTCGGTGAGGTCGTCGGCCGTCCACCACACGCATACGCGGATGTCGCGGCGGGCGAGGGCCGCGTCGTCGCTCACCTGGTCGGCGAGGATGCGCTCGGCGAGGTCGTCGGCGGTGTCCGTTGCCTGGACGGTGCCGGAGCCTACGGGCTCCCACGTGTCGGGGCCCGTGGCGCGGTACAGGGTCCATTGCGCCTCCCACGGGTAGTCGCTGATCACCTTGTACGCGTGGCGGTCGCTGCACCCCAGTTCCCGGGCGATCGACGCGGCGCTCATACCGTCCACGTGGGCGTCCACGATCAGATCCGGCACCGACGCTTCAAGGGCCTTGGACAGTCGGCGGATGAGCCCAGCCTCGGCGAGGCTGAGTGATCCGCCGGCCTCCCTGGCGACGCTGTCCCGCTCGTCGTAGGACGTGGCCAGGGCGTATCGGTCGGCGATTCCCCGAATGCCGTGAGCTGCCTCCTGGCCGGCGCGGCGCACCTCGGCGGTCTCCTCCATCTCGTCGAAGAGAGCGAGCAACTGCTCGCGTAGTACATCTGCCCTGGGGCGGTCGATCTCCAGCCCACTCCGGGCGGCTACGCGCCGGTTGTGCTCGCGCACGGCCTTGGACAGGCCCGGTCCGGTCATGGTCCACCCCTCGGCGGCGGCCGTGCCCTCGATGGATGCCCGCTGGCCGGCCTCGCTGGTGGGGGCCTTCGACATGTCGGCCCGCCGGTAGTAGGCGGTCGTCGGGTTCTGCTCCGGGTGGGCCTGCCGGTAGGCGGTCTCCTTCTTGCGGTCGCGGACCCGTACGGCCTGCTCGAACTCGGCTTCCTCGTCGCGCAACTCCGCGCGCCGGGTGTCGAGGGACCGGGCCCACTCGGCGAGGTCGGGGCGCTGCTGCTCGTCGCTCATGTGCTGGCTCCTGGTGGTGGTCGTAGGCCCGCCCCACGGGCGTGGGGCGGGCGGTCGAGTGGTCACTCGGGCTGGTGGGCAAAGAGGCAGTGCGACGACGTGAGCATGTCCTCGACCCTCCAGCCTCGGGAGGTCAGACGGTGGGCGAGGCAGTCCAGCGACGCCCCGTGCCACCGGTCGTCGTGCCGGATGGTGCGCCCTGCCTCCAGCCAGTACACGGCCACGCGCCGGCCCCCGCGCGGCTCGATCATGTACCCGCGTACGGCCTGCTCCTCCTCGGTCGGCGCGTGCACGTCGTGGCGGTCGGTGAGACGTGCGACGGCGAGGCCGGACAGGGCCTCGCGGGCCGCGACCACGTTGGGGTGCGCGGCGTAGTGCGGGGTGCTGCCCTCGGTTGTGCCCGTGTGCTGGACGATCACGCTCTCGACGACCCGTCGGGCGGTTGACTGCTCGGCGGGCGCGGCCTCGGTGAACAGTGCGCCCTGTTCGGGCTGCTCGACGTCGAACAGGGTGGGGGCCGCCTGCTCGCCGATCCATTCGCCGCGCCACGTCCCGCCGTTGGCTTCGGCCTCGGTGACCATGGCGGCGGCGTACAGGGCTTCGGCGTCCTCGACCGTGTCGACGGCGGCGCCGGTCTCCTCGGCGTGCTCGACGGCGTCGACGGCGTGCGCGGCCGTGGCGAACGCGGCGGCGCGCTCGACGTCGGCGGCCGGGACCGTGGTGAAGGTGCCGCGCTTGTCGGACGGGATGAGGAGGTGTTCGGCCTCGCACAGGTTGAGCAGGAACCCCCAACGCGTATTCCGGTCCACGTCCAGCGCGGCGGCCTCGAACAGGTCGGTGACGCGGTCGACGTTCCACTCGCCTCCTTCGCGCAGGACGGCGGCGCGCAGGTGCGCGCGGGGGTCGACGGCCTCGACGGTGGGCTCGGCCTGCTGCGCCTGGGCGGTCTGGGCGTAGTGCTTGCGGGCGTGTCCGGCGCGGTCGATCCAGGTACGAGCGGCCGTGGTCTCCGCGTCGGTGTAGTCCTCGGCGCAGTTCAGGACGGTGTCGGCGTACTCGCTGATCACGTCAAGTACGTCGGTGCTGCCCGGTCGGATCACGAGGGTGCGGCCCCGGCCTCGGCGTCCGGCGTCGAGGGCTTCGCGGGTGGCCTTGCTGGCGGGGTCGTGGTCGTCGGCGCCGGTGGCGAGGTTGGAGTCGCTGAGGATGTCGGCGAGCGCGCCCGGGATGACGACCTCGGGGCGGCGGTCGACGGTGGCCGGCGCGGCCTCGACGGGGGCGGCCTGCTCGGCGGCCTGGGCGGCGAGCTTCTTTCGGCATCCCTCGCAGTGCGGGCGCGGGGCCTGGAAGGGGCGGTTCGTCTCGGCCCAGGTGAAGCGCGCGGCGGAGTGCGCGCGGATGTTGCTGCGGCACAGGGCGCTGTCGCTGTCCTCGGCGAACGCGTGCCACATGGCGAGGCTCTGCGTGGTGGCCCAGATTTCGGCGGTGGTGTCCATGGGGTGTCTCCCGTGGTGTTGGTGAATCCGCGGTGGAAGGCGCGGGGGGTGTTGGGGTGGAAGGCCCAACAAGATCGACCGTAACAGTAGTGAAGCCACTTCGCAAGGTCAGTGAAGTGGCTTCATGGCATGCGGGGTTGGTTGCTGCGCGGCAACCGTTCGGCCCCTGGGCTACGCCTCGGCGGCCCGTCGGCGCGCGGCGTCCAGCGCCACGTACAGGGCGACCAGGTCCGCGCCCCGCCACGTCCGACGGCCCAGGTCCAGCGGCGCGGGGGCCTCGCACGCCTCACCGGTCGAGCAGGACACGTACGGCTCACCCCCGGCGCGCGTGTGCGCGGTCAGCTCCCCCGCGCACACGGGGCACGGGTCGGCGAGCACGGTGGTACGCCCGTCCCTGCCGAGTGCCTGCTCGACCGTCCGTCGTGCGCGGCGCGCGACGGCGGCGGCCTGGTCCAGCACGCGCACGGGCACGGCGGTGAACAGGTCCCCGTCGGTGTCCTCGCCGAGCAGACGGCCGGCTATCCAGAGCGCTGCCCAGTGCAGCCCGTACGCCCGGCTTCCGTGGGCGACGGCGTCGGCGGGTCCGGCGTCCCGATAGCTGACGACGTGCCACCGTGCGGGGTCGGTGGCGTCCTCCTCGTCGCGGGTGAAGCGGCCGTGCGCGTCGTGGCCCGTGCGTACGGGGCGCTGCGCGTACTCGGCGACCTGGTCGGCGAGGTCGAACAGGTCGGTTTCGACGTCGAGGGCCGCGTCGAGGGCAACGAGGTTGAGCGGCGCGGGGTGCTCGCGCAAGACCAGCGGCATGCGTCCGACGGTCTGCTCGTCGGGCTGCTCCTCGGCCTCGGCCTGTTCGGCGAGGTGCCCGTCGATGTAGGCGCGGGAGTCGCGGGGCGGCCACTCGGCAGCCGGCGGGCGCGCGATGGCGGCGAGCAGGTCGCCCCACTGTTCGCGGACGGCGGCGAGGTCGTCGGCGGCGCGGTACGCGGCCGGGGACGGGCCGGGGGTGCGCTCGTCGAGGCGGGCGTATGCGGTCGTGGTCACGGGGCGCTGCTCCTGGTGGTGGTCGGGCCGGTGGGTCAGGGGCGGTGAGCGAGGGCGGCCTCGGCCTCGCGGCGGGCTCGGGTGCGGGCGCTGCGCCATGCGGTCCGGGCGCGATCCGCGGTGGTCTGGCTGTGCCGTGCGTCGGCCTCGGCTTCGGTGATGGCGGCCTCGGCGGCGCGGATCTGCTCGTGGGCGCGCTGTATGGCGTTCTGCTGACCTGCGACCGTGCGGCGTAGCTCCTCGGCCTCGGCGGTCTCGGCGGTGACGTGGGCGCGCAGTAGGGCGGCTTCGGCGGGGGTGAGGGTGGTACCTCGCTGTGTCCGGTCGAGCAGTACGAGCAGGGACTCGCGGCGGGCGTCGCGGTCGGCGGCGGCGCGGCGGCGGTCGGCCATGGTCCGGCGAGTCACTGGGCGGTCCCTTCGGCGTGGTGGGTGGGGCACTGGGCGGGGTTGCTGCACTCGGCGCGGGCGAGGACCCACAGGGCGCGGTCGGCGCGGGCGCGGGCGCGGCGGTCGGGGGTGCGCCACACGTGCCGGGCGAGGTCGGCTGTCAGGGCGGCGGCGAGGACGGCGGCGAGGGCCTGGGCGCGGTTCATCGGGTCGTCCGGCGGGTAACGCGGGCCTCGATGTGGTCGAGCAGGTCGTCGACGGCGGTCCGGGGCGCGGCGTCGAGGTGGACGGCGTGGCTGCGCAGCATCGACACCAGGTGCCGGCCGACGGTCGAGGGGTCGGCGGGTATGCCTCGGTCGAGGGCGGCGGCGAGCATGTTGGACAGCTCGCGGGTGTGGTGGGCGAGGGCGGCGGCGGCCTGCCGGGCGGCCTCGGGCGGGCGGTGGCGAGTGGTGAGTCGCTGGGTGAGGACGGCGAGCGTTTCGCCGGGGAGCGCGGCGAGGGGCTGCTCGTCGGTGAGTTCGTCGGCCAGGTGCCGGAGGACGGCGGCGGCGGTGGCGTGGGGGAGGTTCGAGCGGACGTCGGCCGGGCCGGTGTTGGGCACGGTGACGATCAGGCGGTGAGTGTCGAGCGAGGCGACGGCGACGGCGTCGGGTATGCGGGTCACGGGGTCGGGCTCCTGGGTTGGTTCGAGGTGCTGCTCGTGCGCGCACGGGAGGGGCCGCGACCGGTCGCGCGGACCGGTCGCGGCGAGGCCCTAGAACGGGGGCTGCGTGGTGCTCTGGGCGCCCCATGGGTTGGCGGTGCTCTGCTGTCCGTATCCGCCCTGCTGGGGCTGCTGGCGGCCTTGGGCGCTGCTGGCGGTGGCGCCGGTCTTGGTGACGGTGGCGGTGGCGTTCTTGAGGCTGGGGCCGACCTCCTCGACGTCCAGCTCGACGACGGTGCGCTTGGTGCCGTCGGTGGTCTCGTACGTGCGCTGCTTGAGTCGGCCGTAGACGATGACGCGCATGCCTCGGGCGAGGGTGGCGGCGGCGTTCTCGGCGGCCTGGCGCCATACCGAGCAGGTCAGGAACAGCGACTCGCCGTCCTTCCATTCGTTGGTCTGGCGGTCGAAGGTGCGCGGGGTGGACGCGATGCGGAACTTGGCGACGGCTGCGCCACCCGGGGTGAACCGAAGCTCGGGTTCGTCGACCAGGTTGCCGACGACGGTTACAAGGGTCTCGCCTGACACGAAAGTGCCTTCTTTCGATCACGAATGGAACTGAGCGTTTTTGGATCGTACGTGATCCGTTGTGGGTATGGGTGTGCGTTCTCGTCCGGGCTGAACGGGGGCTAGCGGATCCCGCGTCCGTTGACGACGTGGCGGCCCCTGAGACGGCCGCGGTGGTCCGATGCGGTCGGCCCCTGGGTCATGAGCCGCGCGTACGGGCTGGGCTCGTCCTCGTCGTCGAGGGGGTCGTCGCCGGGGGCCGGCTGGGGGCGCGGGGCGCGGTTCACGCGGCGGCCTGGGCGTAGTGCTGCACGTGCGCGGCCTCGATGCGGGCGGGGTGCGGGGTGGCGCGGTCGCTGCGGTGCTTGCTGCCCTGCTGGCACGCCTTACCGGCGGCGGCCCGGCACGCCTCCCACGGGCAGGGGATGTTCAGTGGGTCCGGCTGTCCGGCGGCGGCCAGGTGCTCGCGCTGCGCCCGGGTGCGGCGCCACGGGGTGAGCGCGGCGCGGACGTCGCGCGGTACGTAGCTGCTGCCGATGGCGGCGAGGCGGGCGGCGGCGAACTCGTCGCGGGCGTCGCGGGTGCTGCCTCCGGTGAGTTCGCGGTATACGGCGGGGGTGGCCTGTCCGGTGGCAACGGCCTGCCGGGTGCTTGCGAGGGCGGCCCGGTACGCCTCGGCGTTGTTGGGGTCGACGGCGGGGACGGGGTCGGTGTGCCGTCCGATGGCGTCGGCCTTGAACTTCTGCCAGGGGGCGCCTATGTCGCTGGGCTGGATGCGGTAGGGGCTGGTGGATATGTGGTGGTGGACGACGGCGGCGGCGTTCCAGTCGCGGCCGTCGGGGTGCGGGGCGGTCGCGGGAACGTTGATCAAGAGTTCGGCCCACTGGTCGAGGCGGTCCTCGGCGGCGGCCTGGTCCTCGGGGGTGAGGCGGGGGTCGAGGCTGACGGCGTAGGCGAGCAGGGCGGCGGTCTCGGTGCGGTTCATCGCTGGTGCTCCTGGGGGGTGATTCCGGCGGCGGTGGCGAACATGGCGGCGGCGGCCTGGGCGCGGCTGCGGCGGGGCGTGCGGTCGGCGAGGGGGATCACGTCCGCTCCGGCCCGGGGCGGCGGGACGGTGCCCGGTGCGGCGGCCGGCGGGAGGTTGAGCCATGCCCGCAGGAAGTACCGGGCGTGGCTGACGTCCCGCTTGCTGGCGGCCTTGACGGCGACGGCGGCGAGCATGTCGACCCCGCTGCGCTTCAACAGGGCGTCGATCTGGAACCACTCGCTAGGGGTGAGGTTCCACGCGGGGTAGATCCCGGCGGCGGTGATCTTGTCGACCAGGTCCCGGGCGAAGTCCGGTGGCACGCTGCTGGGCGCGCCTTCCCTCACTCCTTCATTCACTCCATCTATGGGTGAGTGATGGGGTAGCGATTCGCGACCACTAGCGGTCGGGTTCTCCGACCACAAGCCGTCTTCGGGCTCTTGGGCTACCGGTCGGGATTCACGACCAGTAGCGGGGGCCGTAGTGGTCGCGTTCTCCGACCAGTAGCCGTTAGTGGTCGGGGTTTCCGACCGCTGGGCCGGGGCGGGTTGCGGTCGGGATTCACGACCAGTAGAGCGCTGGTACCCGACGGCTCCGGGGATGCGGTAGGTGGTGGCGCGGCTGCCTGCGGCGCGCGTCTCGACCTCCAGCTCGCCCGATTCGAGGGCGGCGTCGACGGCGGCCAGGACGGTTGTCTTGTGCGCGTTCACGCGCTTGACCATCTCGGTCGTGCCCATGCGCACGGTGGCCGTGTCGTCGGTCGTGGCGTCGGCAACGGCCAGCATGACGAGCCGGACGTTCCCGCGCGCGCGGCTGTGCTTCCACACCCAATCTTGAGCGTCGAGGGTCACGGGGTGCTGCTCTCCTTCGGGTGGTGCGCCCGGGGCGAGGGGCGCGGGCCGGCCTCGCCCCGGGGAGGGTGCGGGAGTCAGTACGGGCGGGTGGTCGCGGGCTGGTGGTCGTGGCAGCGCCACCCGCAGGGATAGGGGCGAACCGTTTCTTCTGCGCCGCATCCGGGGTTGCCGTGCTCGCACCGCGGCTTCTTCTTCGGGGCGCTGTTGCAGGCGTCGCAGTAACGGCGGCCGTCGGCCCGGTGGCGGCCGTGTACGGCCTGGTCGTGGCTGCACGAGGGGGCGCGGTGCTGCATGCCGGTGATGCTGGCGAGGGCGGCGCGGTCGCGCTGGCGGGTCGTCCGGTCGTCGACGTGGCCGGGCTCGCAGCACCCTGGGGCGTCGCACGAGGGGCGGACCTGTCCGACGGGCAAGCGGCCGGTCCGGACGGCGTACGCGGCCTGCTGGGCGGTGTACGTCCGTCCGGCGTGCTGGAACCGGCCCACGCCCCGGGAGTTGACCCCGGCGGTCCACACGCGGTGTCCGTCCTCGGTGGTCTGGCTGCGGGCGGCGAACGCGGCGGCCAGACTCGCGGGGGCGACCTCGACGGCGAGCTGACCGGGGACGGCCGGGGCCGGCGGGGAGTCGAGCAGGCGGGCGACGTGGTCAAGGGTGGCGGTCATGCGGCCTGCTCCTCCTCGGGCGCGGCGGTGAGCGCGGTCATGTAGCCGGTGAGCGTGCCGTTTCGCCACGCCTCGCCGACGGCGGCCTTACCGGTCTCGGCCTTGCCGGTCTTCTTCCACAGGAGCGTGTGAGTCCGTGCGCGGGTCGGCTTGATCCGCACTCCGGGCACGTCGTGCACCTCGCCCGTGTCGGGGTCGATGATCTGCGCGGCCTGGGCGGCGTCCATCTGGGCGACCAGCTCGGCGAGTTTCCACGGGCGGACCTCGCGCACAAGCCGCGTGGTCGTCCAGTCCTGGGCCGGGTAGGTCTCGCGGAGCCACTTGGCGAGGGCGGCCTCGTCGGTGACGACCGGGCCGGTCGTGCCTGCGCGCAGTGAGATCGTGGCGACGGTCTCGCCGGTGGGCAGGGTGGCGGCGACGCGGTCGACTCCGTCGCGCGCGGCGGCAGCGTCCAAGGCTCCCTGCATCCTCTTCCTGACGTCCTTCTTCGCGTCCGCCACTCTCGCGGCGAGCAGGTCTAGGGCGGCCTCCTCGATGGCGAGTTCGCGCAGCGACGGGGCGGGCGTCTCGGGTGCGGTGTCGGTCATCACGCGGCCTGCCGGGCGAGGTCGAGCAGGTCGTCGCGCATGGCGCGCAGCTGGTCGGCGGTCGCGGTCTGCGGCGCGCACTGGTGGACCGACGCGAACGCCTGGTCGGCCTCGGCCTGGTCGGTGAGTCCGGCGTCGCGGGCGGCGTCGTACATCTCGCCGAGTGCGGCGGCGTGCTCCTCGTCCTCCCCGGAATCCGCGGTGGGGGTCGGTGCCTGCTCGGGCTTCTTCGCGCCCGGCTTCGTGCCGCCAATGGTGGCGAGGCGGGCCAGGTGCTCACGGTCGGCCCCGGCCGTCTGCGCGGCGTCGTACAGCTTGCGGACGGCGGTGACGTCGTCGGCCTGGTGGGCTTCGAGGATGTCGTCGAGCTGCGACAGGTACGGGCCGGGCGCCCCCTGCTGGCGGGCGGCCTCGACGATCGCGGCGAGGGCCTTCTCGTCGGTGGTGGCGAAGGCTTCGGCGAGGTAGTCGCGGGCGGGGCCGGCGGGCACCTCCTCGGCGGGCTGCTGGATCACCGTGGCCTGCTGCCGAACGGGCGTGGTGACCCGCTCGACGATGACCGGGTTTCCTTCCTGGTCTACGACTTCCCCCAGTTCCTCGGGGGTGTAGATGGCGCCGTGCAGCACTTCGGGGCACGCGGAGCGCACGGCCTCGGCTATGGCGCGGCTGCGGAGCATGGCGCGGGGGTACTTCTCCCACGGCTGGGGCTGGTTCTTCTGGTCACGGGAGTACGTGCGGCCGTTGCGCAGTTCGCACAGACCAGCGGTGACGGCGTCGTCGAGGGTCCACTCGATCACGGTTTCGTCGTCGGGGTCGTCGTGCCGCTGGATACGGACCTCGCACCGCTCGCGCTCCGACTTGATGCGGACGCGGTGACCGGCGGTGCGGGCGCGGCCGAGCATCAGGTCGGCGGACTGCGTCGGCTTCCCCTTGATCACGTGAATGGTCGTGATGGTGGTGACGACGTCCAGACCGAGGGCGCGGCCGTACTCCATCGCCCACAGCACGCTCGCGGGCTGCTTGCGGTAGGCGTCCGGCAGGAGCGGGGTAGCTGCCAGGGACTCGCAGAACTGCCACGCCTCGTACGGGCTCATGTGGGAGAGGGAGAGGGCGCCGCCGCGCTGGACAGGGGCGTACGCGGCCGGGGCGTGGGCAGCGGGGAGGGTGGTCACGGTCACGGGCGCGGGGTCCTGTTCTTGGTGAGGCGGGAGAAGACGGCGAGGCGGGTAAGGCGGGTGGCGTACGTGATCGCGTCGTCCGGGGTGAGCCGTACATCGATCTGCGGGGCGCTGGGCAGCTCGTCGAGCAGGGCCTCGCGGGTCGCGTCGGCCTGGGCAGCCCGGACGCACCGTTCGTGCTCCGGCATGCCCTCGCTGCACTGGGCGAAGTCGAGGCGGGTCACGTGGGCGGCGTGTGCGGCGAGCAGGTAGCCGATACCGATGGGGTCCTCGGCGTACGCGAGGGCGAGGTCGTCGACCAGCGGGGCGAGGCGGTCGGCGATCGGCCAGCGCACGGCGGTGCCGTCGGCGGTGAGCTGCGGGGTGATCATCGGCAGACTCGGGATAGCGTCGGGGGACACGTCTCTTGCTTCCTGTGTGGGCGTGTGAGGGGCCGTTCCGGGTCGTGTCCGGGGCGGCCCCCTTGCGTTTCAGGCGGCGGCGCGGTGCGCGGCGGTGGCGGCGCGCTCGGCGCGCTGGCGGCGCTCGATACGGCGCAGAACCAGTTCGGCGGCCGGGTCGAGGCGACCGGCGGCCCGGTCACGGTCGCGGCGCTCGCGGGCGGCGTCGAGGACGCGCCGGAAGTTGGTAAGGGCCTGCTCCTGAGTGATCAGTGCGGCGCTCACGCGGCGGCCTGCTCGGGGATCAGCGCGTCGGCGGTGAGGCCGTACCCGCGCTCGATGGCGGCGAGGCCGGCGGGGTTGGGCGTGGTCCGACCGGTGACCCATCGGTAGACGTTCAGGTACGGCACGTCCAGGTGCCGGGCGATCTCTGCGGGGCCGTGGTGACCCCTGCGGTGCGCGGCGGCTTTCAGAGCCTCAGATGCAAAAGACATGGCAAATTCCTTCTGTGACCCGAAGTTGCGTTCTTCGTCGGATGACAGAAACGTAGCATGTTTCTTTCAGTCGTGACATGAGTTGAGAGTGCAACAGTTTGATTTCGAACAACCTGCGAGATCCGGACGTAACTGGTCAGTACGGCCCTCAAGTGCTGCACACAGTGAAGTGACGGTTACTCAGGTGACAGTGTCAGGGTCCGGCCGTACACTTCACTCGAAAGCCCGTTCGAGAACGGCCGAGTAGTGCGTCGCTCATGCGCGACGACCAGGGAAGGGGGCGGGCTATGCTCGGGGCGTTCTCATGGCGCTTCTTCCTGTCACGCGCGATACATTTCACGTATGACAGAAGATCGCCATGCCCAACACACGCCCCAAACGTTCGCCCGATGGCTGCGCGAGATGATGGCGCGCAGGGGTTATGTCGAGCGAGGTAGCCAGGGGAGATTCGCCCGTGACGCAGGAATGCCAGAAGGCAACCTGTCGAGGGTCCTCCGCGGCCTGGCCGGGACACCCGACATCCGGACGACCCTTACGCCCATCGCTCTAGCCCTCGACATCCCCCTCATTGAGGTACTCGTGCGCGCGTCCGTCCTTTCACAGGACGACATCGACGCACTCGTCACCGCCCGACTCGAACCCATGCCCATCACCACGGAGCGCGCGGCGGCCGAACTCGGCATCAAGAGCCCCGAGGGCGTCGCCATGTTTGACCGCACAGTTCGCGGCCTGCTCGCCACAGAGCCCCCACCCACCGACAGCACCACGAGCGACCGCGCCAGCGGATAG